GTTAATAAGTGACATAATATAATCCTTGTTCAACTCTTTAATACATTGTCTAACTTTTTGATAAATTCGTCAATCTTTTTTTCGCGATCAGGCCAAACAATATTTGGTTTGTCAGGATTCTTCTTAAGGTTATTAAGAAGAGGCATGATCATCTTATACATTGTCTCTGCTTTAGTTTGTGCAAGTGCTGCCTGTTGTTCTTTTTCATTAACAGCATCAGTGAGGTCATCACTAAAATCAAAACCAAAGTCAAAGTCTGAATCAAAATCTAATGGGTTCTTAGCCATTGTAACTCCTTAAGCAAAAAAATCTTCTAATGACGATTGCTTTTCTGTGTGCCAACCAATAGCATTGAGAATTGTTCTGATTGGCTCAACGAAAGCTTTTTCAAATTGTGTATCATAATCTATGTAGTCATGCATGTTTAATTGTCTTGGCAATGCACTTGGACATGCAAATACATTTTCATGTACAGGATTAGGTTTCTTCATGTAACAGAACTTGATCTTATCACCATCTTGAATCACAGGGAATCTTTGATCAAGTTTGTTCTTTTTAAGTATATCATTATAAAGTAATGCAGCTCTGACGTGAATTGGCAAACCTTTGTCACCAAGTCTGTATGGAAGTCTCATTCCATTGACATCATGTGTCAGTTTGACACCACGAGGAAAAGCTACATCTTCAAACTCTAACTTGCCAAATTCATTACGAAACTTTTTAATAAACTGTTGAGTAGCATGTTCCGTTTCGTTCATGATTACTTTCATGCACTTCTTAATGTTTTCACGACAAGCAGCAGGAGTAGAAGAACGAACAGCTTCGATACCCATAATCTTTAGTTTAGGTTCACTATACTGAACACCTTCGTTATTCCACACATTAAGAATGTAATGTTTCTTGGCAGTCCATATTCCTTTGTTAGCGATAGCCTCTCGCTTCATCTTCATTTTTTGTTCGTAGGCATTAACATATCCGCTAAGCTGTTCATAACAAGACTCAATAAAAGGTTCAATGCGATCTTCGCATGCACGGTCCAAGAATTCGACGATCTTTCCAATTTCATCGCTTTCATTGAAAAATTGACTGACCAGACGCTCAAGCGTGATGTACATAGAATCCGTATCGCAAGCAATGACATAGTCTACATCCTTTGTCTTAAATAATTTGTTTAAGTATTTGTTCATTTCTCTTTCCATCCACTTAATAGAAAGCTGACCAGAAAGAGTAATTGATTCTGCTAGTTTGTTATCAAACCATCTAAAGTATGCATTTGATAATGCACCGTAAGCTGAGTTAAGCTGAATCTTTTTAGCAAGTTGCATATTATGATTCTGTGCAATTGCTTTTTCAGTTTCGTATGTTGGATTTACTTCATGTTGTTGTTTAGCTTCAATCATTTTCTTCTTGTAGATGACACGGTCATCATACATCTTCTGCATTAGTCTGGGAAGAAAACCTTGATAATCTTTATCAAACATACAGCCGCTAGCGGCACAAGCAACGTTGGAAGAAATAAGCTGATTACGTATAGAGGGCTCATCAAGATATCCATCTAATATTTTTTGTACGCCATCTTCACCGTTGATTGCTGATATATGACCTACAAATGTTTCTGGTGAGATATTATATTGCATAATCAAATGTGGGTATAGACTGTTCAAGTCAAACGACACAACCCACTTATGCATACCAATCTGTGGATCCTTAACGAAAGCACCAATGATCTGTCTTTCTTTCTCTGATATCTTAAGTTGAGGAACAACAATGTTCTGACTGAGCAGGTAGTTATGGATGATAACATCCCACATTCTCACAGAGGTGAACGCATCTTGATAGTTCACCTTACCATCATAAGCAATAGCAAATACCTGCTCAATCAGTTTCAGTTTATCGTCTAGTCGACTAACAAGATCAACGTCCTTGATGTTATACTCAATGAACATCTGATAGTTTCTCTTATAGAGATCAAACAGACCTTCGTACTCTGAGTAATCAAGTTTACGTTCACCAAGCTCGACACTTGCAATGTGATCGAGACGATAAGATTCCTGCATCGTAAATGAAAACTTACGATATAATTGCATATAGTCAAGAATAGAGATACCAGTAGGAACATATACTTGGTTTTCTCTATTAGCAATTGTGATAGTACGTTCTTCTAACATTTCCCATGGTGATAGTTTCTTTGCCATACTATCACCAAGAACTCTCTTGATACGATTAACAATGTAAGGAATATCGAAGATCTCAACGTTCCAACCAGTAACAACGTCTGGTGAAAAAGTCTTTGAACGCCACACATCGAGGAACTTATAGAGAAGTTCTGACTCGTCCTTACACTTAATATATTTTACTTTTGGGTCATCTGTAGTGAAATCACCACAACCAAGAACAACATACAAGTCATTCTTCTTCATTGTGATAGCAGTGATTTCTTTATCAGCTGTTTGGATGTTAGGGAATCCTTGATCAGCTGCAACTTCGATATCGATGTTAACTACAGATATAAGTCTAGGATCATAATCAACATCACCGGGATAATGGTCATTAATAAATGGATAAACGAAGTTGGTAAATCCATAATAAGTAAATCCCTCAACATCAGTGTAGCGTTTAATAAAGTCACGAGCAGCAGAAGGAGATTCAAACTCGACCTTGTCAACTTGCTTACCTTTCAAATTACGATATGGTGAATTAGGATTTTTAGAATGTACAAACAAATATGGTTTGCAAGGGATCGTGTGTTGTATACGTTGACCATCTTCGTAGCCACGAAGAAGAATTTCATTACGATATAGAGAAACGTTAGTATAAAATTTACTCAAAGAAATGTTCCAATGTTTTAGGAGGATTATCTTTTGGCTCAGGTTGATACGTCTGGCGCAAAGGAGTCATAATTTGCAATCGACTAGCATTATCCATTGTATATTTTAAAATTGCAAGAGCATCATCTAGTCTACAATCTCTCACATCATTTATGGGACATCCAAATACACCTTCAAGGACGGAATACATATGAGCTATTGCTATTCGTCCTTTTGGATGTGAAGGAAGATCAGGCAATAGTTGTTGCATCCTTGGAGCATACTCCTGGATTTGTTTTCGTATAATGTCACGATTGTATTTGTTCATTCTATCATTGTAGAACGGTTTGCAAATTAAATCAATGTTTTTTATGCATGTTAATGAACCAATGAGCAAGTTGTTTTGCCCTTGGTGAGGCAGTCTTGGAAGACCTTACTTTTTTAAGTTGGGAAATTGACTTACCTTTAAGACCATGACGAGCCATGTCACCCTTGTCTTGAGGGTTCTTGCCATCGATAAAGTTTTCTAAAAATGTCTTAAATGTAATCATATCCATATTTATGAAAAAAGGGGCCGTAGCCCCTCTAATTATTTGTAAGTTGGATTGTAGTGTTTGAAAGCTTCTTTCCAAAATGATGAATAAAGATCATCACTCATCTTTGCCTGCATAGCTTTAAACGACTTTCCATTCCAAAGCTGTTCGTTAATCTTAGCAAGTTCACTAGTGATTACACCAATTGCACTAACAGTAGCCTTTACAGCTTCCTTAGTGTAGGTTGTCTGTGCATCCACAAACCCGTTAAGACTCTCAGCAATAACCGGATTAGTTACTACTGATTTGACAACAGCTTTTTTGGTACTTTGGACTGTGTCGATAAATGTATTAACTTCATCCATCATTTCGATCCTTCATTGATTATAATTAGTTCGTCTACAGTGTATGGCCACATGATTAAATATCCTTTAAGAATACATAACCAGTGACAGCTGTGATAAGAAGAGTAATAGCGTCAATCATCTTGCTACTCCTCTTGCCACTCTGTAGATGTCACATCTGGCTACACCAATGTCGGATAGTTCTCTATCTGATAGAGCACTCAATTCACGAACAGTTTGTTTCATTCTCGATTGGTGTCTCAGCCAACGAGTTACCTTCTTACCTATCTTAGACATATTACTTACCTTTTTCTGTTAGAAACTGCTTTGTATCAGCAACTTTGCTCTCAGTAGCAGTGTCAGTAATATCAATCTTCTTAGGCTTCTTTGAATCAGGAATAATGTTTTCAAGCCATACTTTAAGCATGCCGTTTACTAGATCAGCACCCTTAATTTCCACAGTGTCTGCAAGCGAGAACTTACGTGTAAATGAACGATCTGCAATACCCTTATAAAGGTATTCGTTATCCTCTTCACTGCCAACAGCAGAATTACCTGAGATAACAAGTGTGCCATCTTGAAACTCTAGATCAAGATTATGCTTACCGAAACCAGCAACAGCCATTTCGATTACATACTTGTTATCATCAACTTTAACAATGTTGTATGGGGGATAATTTGGAATTACTTTTGCAAGTGTAGTTTGGGCTTCTTCGAAGCGCTTGAGCATTGGCTCATAACCAACGAAAAACTTGTCAAAAGATGGGATATCAAAAAATTTAATGTTTGTCATATAGACCTCCTATTAAGCAAGGTTAAAAGTGAATGTAGACCCATAAGGCGTCTACATAAATATATATAATAC